GCATCATATACCAATAATACTTACTTAGGCGTTTCAATTTATGCATCAGGTGATACTGGCGTTGTATTTGGCGGATTTACTAAATATAGTGATACTGCATTTAGTGGAATATCAAAAACGTTTAAAGCAATTACCTACAGCGCAAGTACTGGAAGCGGTACTGTTTCAATAACAGCAACTACATTTAATGGCACTGAATACACTGACTATAAAAATATGGTGTTAGGTGTTGTTAGAAGTAGAGGTAATGTTGTAGATAATGTAAATGCCAATTCAACAACAGTATTTGATGCAACAACGTTAACTATTTCAGGAAACACAACATCAACGGGCATTGGCAACTTATTCGGCACGTTTAATTTAAATGCAATAAGCGGTTCAACAAAAGAAATGTATGTTGTTTCATTAAATCCTGATGCAAGTAGCTTTATACCTAACGTAATCGGATTTGATGCAAAAGATAAAACAACTAAAATTTGGGCTGAAGCAGTTTATCCTGATTTGATAAAGAAACTTGATAGCGATGGTGCTACTTTTGGTAGTCAATGGGCAATATATGGAATTTCTGGTATTTCGCCATATGCATTTGGTGTAAACACTAAAATTATCGCATGTAATACTAGTTTCTTTAGCAACTATAAAACACAATTTAAAACACCTGAAACTCCATGGGTAGTAAGTCAGATTAAAGGTAATTCTGTTAGCAGATTATTCAAGTTTATTAGTATTTCAGATGGAAATGCAGCTAATCAAGAAATTAAAATTAGTATTGCTAACATTAACCCAATATCATTAGAATTTGATGTAATCATTCGTGATTTCAACGATACTGATGATAATGTAAGTGTATTAGAAACATTTTCAAGATGTAGCATAATTAAAGGGCAGAATAACTATATTGGTCAGAGAATCGGTACTATTGATGGTGATTATGACTTGTTAAGTAAATTCGTTATGGTTGAAGTCGCAAGCGATTTAACTATTGGTGATTTTCCAGCTGGTTTTGAAGGATACTTATTTAATAACTATGCAGTTTCAGCAACAACATCTGGTAGCACAGCTGGCGTAATTGCAGGTATTGCTCCACAAGTTTTCTATAAAACATATTATAATGCTGATGACAGAATAAAGAAAGTATTCTTAGGTATTTCTGAAACAGCATATAGCAGCCCAAGTGTTAAAGGTGTAGGTATTAACCAAAACTATTTTAATTTTAATGGGCAAATTAGTACTGGTAGTCACATTGAAACACAAGGTTTCCATATGGACATACATGCTTCTGGTGTAACCTCAAATGGTTATAGCTTTGACGGTGGTATTGATACATTCCAAACGATTAATGATGTAACTGATTCAACATCGGCATATTATGATATTAACACAAGAAAATTCACATTAGCGCCTGCTGGTGGTTTTGATGGATGGGACGTTAATAGGGATGGTCGTTCATATGGTGATTTATATCGTTTAAACGGACTTTATGATGGCGTAGTACCAAACGGTAGTCCAACAAACGACTTCCAAGCATGGGAAACAGCTATTAACGTATTTGCAAATCCTGAAGAAGTTACAATTAACTTGTTTGCAACCCCGGGCATAAACTGGTCTGATAACAATATAATCATTCAAGATACAATCGAAATGATTGAAACACAAAGAACCGATACGTTATATATTATCGATACACCTGATGTAAATGTCAGCATTGCAGTTGGAGACAACGGTAAAGCAGATGTTATTGCAGCACAAGATATTGTTGATTTATTGGATACTGCAGGTATTGATAGTAGCTATTCATGTACTTATTTTCCATGGATTCAGTTGAGGGATACTCAAAATAATGTAAACGTTTATATTCCACCTACAGGTGAAGTAGTACGAGCAATGGCATTTACAGATAATTCATCATTTCCATGGTTTGCGCCAGCAGGTTTGAATAGAGGCGTTACTAATGCTAGAAAATCTAAATATAAATTATCACAAGAAGCAAGAGATATTTTATATGCTGGCAGAATTAACCCAATGGCTGACTTCGCTGATACTGGAACTGCAATCTTCGGACAAAAAACATTGCAAGTTAAAGAAACTGCACTTAATAGGATTAATGTTCGTAGATTATTACTTCAAATTAAAGTACTTATTGCTAATATCGCAATCAGACTTGTTTTCGAGCAAAACGATCAGACAACTATCGATCAATTCTTATCAAAAGCAACACCTATTCTAGATACAATCAAGAGAGAAAGAGGCTTACTTGATTTTAGAATCAAAATGGATAGTAGTAATAATACAACAGAAAGTAATGATAGAAATGAACTCTATGGTGAAATTCAACTAAAACCAACACGTGCTGTTGAATTCATAGGAATAACGTTCACCATTAGTCCATCTGGTGCATCTTTTACTGACTAATAAACAATAATTTACAACATATTACTAAAAAGACAATTAATTTATTTAATTGTCTTTTTTTTGTTATATTAAGTATTTATATTTGCAAGATTAACCCTGTTGGATTAAGTTAAATATCGGAATATATGGCAACAGTTATTAAATTAGTATGTAAACATTGCAGCAATGAATTTCATGTTAAAAAAGGACGTGAAACAATGTTTTGCTCAAAAGAATGTAAACTAAATTTTAGAGAAAAAAATGATGAAAAATATTATATCGAAAAACCATGTGAGCGCTGTGGAATAATATTTAGATCGAAAAAAAAATTCAACACTAGATATTGTTCACGACTATGCTCGGATGAAGCAAAAAAAATTAATTCTAGAGAAACTAGAAAATGCTTGATCTGTGGTGAATTGTTTGTTGAGAAGATTACACATGAAAGAATGTTTTGCAGTGAAAAATGTAGAGTTGAGTGGCAGGCTAGACCCGAAAATATTATATTAAGAATAAAAGCCACACAAAAAGCTGTTTTTGAAAAATATGGCGTTGATAACACGTTTCAAATTGAAGAGGTTAGATTAAAAGCTTTGGGTAATCTTAGAAAAACATATAAAATAAGAGGTGCTGAAATACATAAAAATATATTAGCCAAATTAGAGATAAAAAGACAACTGGCTCTTTCAAAAAAATTTGAAGAAAGCGGGTATAAAATACTTGAATTTATTAATGAAAACATAAAAGTGTTGCATCCGGATGGACATGTTTTTATTGGCAATAGAAAACAGATCAACAACAGATTAAATCATAATGTTGAGTTATCCACTACAATACAGCCAATTGGTTCACCTAGGACAACATTTGAAAGAAAACTGTGTAATTTTTTAAAGGAAAGTAATATAACATATATTCCTAACGACAGAAAGACTATTGGATTGGAGCTTGATATTTACATTCCTGATTATCGTTTAGCCATTGAAATCGATGGACTATATTGGCACTCCGAATACTACATAGATGATGATTATCATATTAAAAAAACTAAAATGTGTGAAGAAAAGAATATTCAATTATTACACTTCTTTGAAGACGAGCTGTTGGAAAAATATGATGTCATATTATCAATTATAAAAAATAAACTAAATTTAACAAGTCACAAAATATTTGCTAGAAAATGTATTATAAGGGAAATTGATAGTAAAACCTCTCTGGAATTTCTAAACAATAATCACATACAAGGTAATGTTAATTCATCAATAAAAATCGGCTTGTTTAATAATAATGAATTAATATCATTAATGACGTTTGGTAAACTCAGAAATGTTTTAGGAAACAAAACGAAAAACGACGAGAATGACTATGAAATGCTAAGATTTTGTAATAAAATAAATCATAGTAATATAGGTGCAGCATCTAAGTTATTTAAATATTTTTTGTTGCATTACATACCTAAAACAGTAATCACCTTCGCCAATAAACGGTATAGCAATGGAAATCTCTATAAACAATTAAAATTTGAATATCTTTACACTACAAGTCCTAACTATTGGTATGTCGTGGGTAAAGAAAGAAAACACAGATTTTTATTTAGAAAAGATGTCTTAGTAACCAACGGCTTTGATAATAGCAAAACAGAGCATGAAATAATGTTGGAGAGGAAAATACCTAGAATATATGATTGTGGAAATAACAAATATATGTTTATAAATAATATTTAATAACTATGTCAAAACCCACCAAATTGGTGGGTTTTATGTTTTTAAGTATTTATATAAAAATATTAATATTATGAAAAAAAAAGTAATTTCAGACTTAATCAATCCAGAAACCAAAACCACGTTGTTGACTGAAAACAGCGATGGATTAATTACAAATAAAACTAATGATAATGAACTAATCGCTGAAGAAACAGATAGTAACGAATTAATTAGTGAAGAAACAGATAGTAACGAATTAATTAGTGAAGAAACAGATAGTAACGAATTAATTAGTGAAGAAACAGATAGTAACGAATTAATTAGTGAAGAAACGATTATAGAGCCAGAACCTGTTGAAGAAAAAGTATTGCTTGGGTTCTTTCATGAGCCAGAAACAATGCAAATTGAAGTACCAGTACCGTCAATCAGTGAACTTAGAAGTTTTAGAAGAACAGGCAGATAATGTTATTGTTTTTTATATCGCATAGTATTTATATAAAAATAAAATGCAAGGATAAAAAATAAATTGCAAAATATAACACTATTTTAATAATAAATATTATGGCAGGAGAAATGATTCGTGGAATTCCGTTTACATATGAACCTAAAAGAACTAATCGATTCTTTGTTGAGTTCGCTGATGAATTAGGAATCGAAGTATGGAAGGTACAAAAGTTTAAAAGACCTTCTATGAAAATAAATTCAGTACAAATTGATTATATGAATGAACGCAACTATGTTGCTGGTAGATATAATTGGGAAGCAATGTCGATTACATTTCTTGACCCAATCGGTCCTTCTACCTCACAGCAACTTATGGAATGGGTTCGTTTACATGCAGAGTCAATTTCAGGTCGTATGGGATATAAAGCAGGTTATGCTAAAAATATTCTATTAAAAGCATTAGACCCAACAGGCGTTGAAGTTGAAAAATGGTTCTTGGAACAATGTATGATCACATCAATTGATTTTGGTGATAATGACTATGGTTCAGATGAACTAACCAACATAACATTAGAAATTCAGCCATATCGCTGTATTCTTAATATGTAACCTTCGGGCTACGGTATAAGAGTTGCGCTATGATAATGTAGCCTTCGGAATACATTAAAGGTCACTAATAGTGACTTTTAATTAATTAAATAATGGGAAACTAATACAAATATTAATGAAAAATACTTATAGCGATAAAGAAATAGAATTCATCAAAAACGAGTATCCTAAACATGGTCTTGACTACTGTGTCAGTACGTTAAACAAGGAAAAGTACTCAATAAAAGCAAAAGTGGCTACATTGAATTTACACAAAAACAGACACGTTAATTTCGAACAATTTGAAAACATTACAACAAAAGAGGTTGCATATATTTTAGGATTATTATGGGCTGACGGTCATATTGCATATTCTAATAACAATGCAAAAACACCTATTATAAAACATTCATCCAAACCAGATGATAACATATATTTTTTAAAAACGCTAAACGAAATAGGTAAATGGAATACATTTCAGTCGGTAAATAAAGGAAGTTTTGCTAATGAGAAAAAATTAATTAATACTAATTGGATATCTGATAGAAAAATAGGTGATTATTTAATTGAACACGATTATAAAAATAAACTAAAATCTCCTGAAAAAATTTTAAATAAAATACCTGATGATTTAAGAGTTTATTGGTTTAGAGGATTTTTTGATGGGGATGGGTCGGTAACAATAAAAAATAAAGGACATCATTCAATAGCGTTTACTGGACATGCAGAACAAGATTGGGCTTTCATTATTCAATTTTTCAAAAAAATAAAAATTGAAAATTTTAAATATAGAATTATTATGAGTAGAGGTGGAAGGTCATCACAAATAAGAGTATCAAATAAAAAAGATTTATTAAAATTCGAAAATTATCTGTATTTTGATTACGACATATATGAATTGGGATTGTTAAGAAAAAGAATACAATTCAAAGACCTTTAATTTCTTCAATTCTTTTCTCAATGATTTTATTTACATAATATGTTCTATCCTTACATTCAATGATTTCATAATTTTCATTATTGTGCGAATACCATATTAAATACGATTTTCCTAATTTTATTGGCACATTTTTCTCTATAATATACTTATATAAACCAAGTTGTAACGAATAAACCTCTAAATCACAATCTTCCAGTAAAAATAATTCATCTAATAAGTGTCTTGATGGTTCTTCATATGTAAAATCCTTATTAGTTTTATGATCCCAAATTTGAAACTCCTTTGCCTTCACATTATAGAATAACATATCGAGCATTCCCCCGATGTATGTTTCCTTATCATACATTACTAATTCGGCTCTAATTGGAATCAATCTACCTTGTACATCGTTATAGAAGTTGTTTACATGTGATTTGGTTTTCATGTATTCATTTATAACAGGATCAAATCCAAATTCTTTTAATATGATATTTTTTGGATATTCATATTTTTTATTTTGAAATAAATTTTCAGCATAATCATGAATAGCAGAACCTTTAACAGTACCTTTCTTATTTATAAAGTTCCATGCTCGTAATATTTGGTATTGCTTGAGGTTAAACTGTTTTGCCTTATAGTCAGACCAATAATCAGATTCAAAATCACCTTGATATTGGTGAATTAATGTAGTAACAGAAATCAATTCCCTATTATTCACATAATACTTATGCGGTTCGTCAAAAAACGTAACGTCATTAAAAGCAGTGAATAACTCCTGCGGTATGGGTATTGATATATTCATGGGGCAAAAATACTAATTTAATTAATTAGTTACAATGTTTTTTTGTAAGATACCCTCAAAATTTAATTTTTCTAAGTCATTGATGACTGATGTTTTGTCTGCTCCTAAGCCAGAATAGCCGTGAATATGATTAATCAATGCATTACGAATGATTTCTAATGCCTGTACCAATACATCGCCTCTGGCAATTGGATGACCTTCAGCAAAGATTCGTTCTCTTTCTGCGCTATCAACACGAACAGCTTTAAATTGTGGATTTCCAGTATGTGATATCAAAGCAATTTTATCGCTGGTTATGATAGCACTGCTTTGAAAATCGGTGCTATCACTTGTTTTTTCAAACACTAAACTAATTTCAGCTGGATTTTTAGTATTTAACTTTAAAATATTATCATTTTCATGTTTACCTGCACGAATATGAACTTCATTTATGCGTAGAATAATATCAGTGTTAATTTTACCAACAATTGCAACATCTGTTTTCAATGGAAACACACCATCAGCATCTGGATATGTCGATGGTGCTCTTTCTGGAGAGGTAACACCTATATTAGTGGTCGATAAAGCAGTATAGATCAAATCTAAGCCTATTTTTTGTGGTTGTGATATAACACTACCAATCCAAAATCTACTTCGTTCAGGGTATCTTATATTCTCAATAAAGATTCTAACAACTTCTCCGATTTGTGGATATAAATGAAAAAATTTAGGTAATAACGGATAACATGCAGGCAAGTCTACATTTGCTGTTTTATTATCCAAACCTTGTATTCGTACTTTTATAATACCACCATCGGTAGCATCATCAATTGATATCACTTCGCCATAGTAAATTGTTCTGGTGATTTCTGTTGAGCTTCCTTCTTGTTTGTAAGGATTAGATGTGTGTATTATAGGTTTGTCGTACATTATCGGTTATTTATTTCTTCAACTAATTCAATATATTGTTTTTCAACTTCATCCAATAGCCTTAGTTTTTCATTGATTTTAGCTTCAAGTTCATCTAGCTCAATGCTAAAATCAATAATGTTCTGTTTTAAAGTCTCATGAAGCTCATGTGTTCTATTAACCATTGAAAGTAATTCTGTTGGTGTATATTGCGCTAAATTTTCCATATTATTTATTGTATTACTGCATATCCTTTAGAAAATGTTATTGTTGAGCCAAAGACGGAAACAGGTCCTGTTGGTGAAACACCTGCAGCACTGATTGTTATCCCGGGTGGTATGCCCACAGTAATGATTGCTTCAAGTTGTAGTGCACTAATAATTTCTTCAATTCTAATGCGTTCCATAATTTCATCAGGACTTATAGCACCTGAAGGTAAAGCGCCAACAGGTAAACCAGCTTCACTTTTTCTTGCAATAATGCGTGAAGCAATTTTTGTTGGTGATAAACCAGTACGTTGAGGTACTCCCACTAAAATTAATGGTGTTGGTACAGGGGGCGGACCGCCTATAGATGAGAGGTTTAATATTTTATTAAAACCTTCAATAATTGAATCAATACTACTAAAATCAACAGCCATATATTTATGTTTTAACCAGAACCTATTACTTTATTAACGCTTGTTAAACTTTTTATGATCTTAACAAACTGATTTATTTTTTCTTTTAATATTTTTTTAATTATTGGTGATAGAAGCACTAATAAATATGATACAACAAGATTAAATATGAATTCGGCAATCATTTTAATAATTTCATTAGCCATACACTTAATTAACGTCTTAAACTTTTTCATGTCATCAACTGCATTACCTATTAGAACAGTTCCGTTATTCTGAAAAAAACTCATTATAGCTAATAAAGCACGTATTTGTGGTGCTGTTGTTGCAGCACGTAATAATTGCACCGTAAATATTTTTATTAGTCGTT